TGTGTTCAGCAGTGAAGTATGATTGCGTTGATATTGTTCCCACCAACGCACTTTGAGGACACGCTTGATTTCGCTTTCTGAACGTGTTAGTTCTTGATCCCAGTCTAGAACACCGTATTCATCAATATTTGCTTCAACAGATTTGAGATTGTCGTAGGTAGCGAATGCCATAGCGGTCAAGTCCTTCTTGATTAATTTGATTATACAGGTCCTTCCTGTATGAGTGTATTTAGTTCGCCTAAAAGAAAAGGCCTTTATAACGAGTATAATGACCTTTTCAAACATTTTGAATAGTGTTCAGCTATGACCAATTGATTTAGGAGAACGCCACTAGGGCATTTGTAGCACAATCACTGCTACACAATTATTTAGTTCGTGATGTCTGTATCACTGCTCTTATGCCGCCCGTTGATGCGTTGGGCACTATGAGATAATTGCCTGAGGGCAGTAGCACCTGACTGGGCAGGGTGTTCGCTCTAGCGGTTGATGTGTAAGTGGCTGTGCCAACATCACAGGTGCCAGTGCCTGTGCAGAGAAACCTTTGTGTTGAACAGCCACCTAGGGCTATTGCTGTGATTATGATCAGCGTCTTCATAGTGAAGCCTTTAGACTATCTAGCCAATTGGCATACTCGTCCTCGTATTCGCGCCATTCTGATTCAGTCATGCCGTATTCTAGCCAGGGTTGGTTCATTGTGCGGCCTCGTCTGTTATTTGTTGGCATTTTGCCAGATGCCGTTGCCAAAATGCAAGGCTTGATTCTATCAGTTCAACTTCTTCAGTAAGTTTATATTTTTTTGTAAGATCAAGGCATTTTTGTAATTCAATTATTCTACCACTGGCAATTGCCTGTGATATCTGGTTAGCGGTATAAGTCATTCTGCCACCTCTGCGTTGTATTCTAAATTGTTGTCCCAGAGCATAAAGCCAGTTAGTGTCTCCTGGATATAGATATGTTGACCATTACGTAGATCGCAGGATATATAACCTGGCTCAAGAAGCCAATCGCCTACGCGAGGGTTAATATGCTTATAGGTCATATCAACTAATTTTGCCGCACTCTCTAAGTCTTTAGCGTAAATTTTGCTCATTTTGCTGTCTTTCTCTGTATGAACTATGCGATATGCTGTGTTCATGTAATTATTATACTGCACTTGTGGTTCTAAGTCAACTGAACGTTTAGCCAAAAGAAAAGGGCCTTTTGGGCCCTCTTCTCCAATCCAAAATAGATTAAATTGGATTAAATGCTGGAATCAAACTGTAGGTAACGACCATAGTTGTTCTGCAGAATACCAGCACCGTAGTGGCAAGCACCAACGATGTCAGTGCCCAAGAAACTGGCTCTACGCTCTGTTTCAATTGTGATGTCACCAATCATGGCAAGACCAAAACAATCTCTGTGGAACACAGCACCATTGTAGTCACCAGCGTTGGCCAATGCCGCAATGTTTGATGTTTCATAGATTGGAATACCTGCCAATTGTCCAACATAACCTGAACGCATGGCTTCGTTAGCCACATCTGAGACTCCACCGCCTGCTGTGAACACGGTGTTGCCACCAGTGGTCAATGCTGACTTGAGGTCATGTGCGATTTCTGGGTGTAGCACACATACCATACCTTCTGTAGGCACAGCGGCTGCTTTTAGTTTGCTCACTGCTTGAAAGATTGAAGCGGCAGTGATCTGTCCAGTTGCGTCACCGAAACCAGCGTTGAGATTGGCGAACTGTGCAGTTAGATCCAAGTCAATCTTTCTTGCGATGGCTTCACCGAACAAGCGTCCGATGTCTGCGATCACAGAACTGGCAGAAGCTGCCACTGACAGATCAGTTACCAGAGTGCGGATTGCGGCTGTGGTCACAGTCAATGTAGCACCGTTGGTTGATACTGCTGTGTTAGCGATCTCATCACCTTCTGTGAGTGCGGCAGCAGTCTGCGTTGGGTAGATAGGAACTGTCACTGTCTTGCCATTGCCTGTGCCTAAGGCATAATTTTTTACTAGACCACGCATGATGCTTCGCTCTGAAGCAACAAACATGGCTTCTGCTACGATCTGTGGTAACAGGTCGTTTAGTGTTGAGGTTGTTGAACCGGCCATTATATATCTCCTTGATTGTTAGGCTATTCCCGCGGTCTTTCTGTATTCAGCATAGACCTTGCGGTGTTCTGGATTTTTCATATCCAGCTTGGTTATATCTATTTTTGCTGGTTGCCCGTTAGAGATATTTGATCGTGTGTTGGTGTTTGAGGGTGATGCTGAGACAAAATGCGGATTGGAATCTAAGAATTCTCGCACTAGGTCTTCTACACCAAACGCAGAACCTGTGTCCGTATAACGAACCTTGCCCTGCGTGTCAATCACTTCCACATCACCGTCATCATTAAGACGAACACTAGAGCCTAATAGAGCCTTGACTTGATCAGCGTTCACAGCACGATATTTGGCAGCGGCACTGAGCAAAGGACTATTCACCTTGTATTCCTTAATGATGCTGTCTCTCTTAGAGATTTCAGCGTCTTTTTTAGCGGCTAAGTCTTGTAGAACTTTTTCAAATTCTCCCTTCTTGACCTGTGTTTCCTGTTGCTTCTTTTCCCATTCAGTTTTAATTGAACGTAGTTCATCAGGGTCACCTAGATCTTCATAGGGTTTGAGAAGTTTCTTTTGTAATGACCCTTTCATACGAGCCATCATGCCATCCACTTCATCTTGTGTATAAGTCTTTGCCGTTTGTGCCTGCGTTCCAGATTCAACGTCTGTGGCCTCAGTTGCCGTATCGTTTACCAATGTATTATCTGACATTGTGCATCGCCTCCTTGGAGTGTTAAATTTTATTTATAGCATTTCACCTGAAATGCTGTGTTATGTAGTTATTTGTTTGTGTTCTAGTTGTGCTCTCAATTGGTTTAGTCTTGCTCTTGGCTGTTGGATCAACACTTTCACAGGTGTTGCAAACTCACCATAGCCAGGATATGAGAACAACCATTCTGACTCTGGATCACGAGTATCCAATTCAACTGCCATGCCTTCAACTATGACATCAGGCAGATCTACCACATACATTCTGGCCTGAAATTGCTCTAGGGGCAGTATCTTGGATATTTTGGCCCAATCAACAATGTCAATCTCACCCTTTTGGTATGCAGCCAGACTCCAAGGGCACTCTCGTTGAATGCTCTTGAAGTAGGCTAACCAATCAACGCTTTGGTGGCTTTTTGCCTCGTCCACGTCCACGTCCCATTGCTTTCTTTACCATAATACGCTCCTGGTTAGTCTGGATTATGCACGAACCCTCGTGCAGCATACGCCAGATGTTCTTGCTCTGTGCGAGCATAGAATTCTTCTCCTGTTGCAGGATCTATCATCACATGCACATCAAATGGTGGCTGAGCAGGTATCTCTGACACATCAATTTCACCCTGCAACATATTGGGGTCTTCACCCAAGGCCTCTAACAGCTTTTGATCTATGATGGCAAGCACACGAGGATCAGTGGCTGTATCACGAGCTGTTTTTAGACTGTTGATCTCATTGTGAGTGTCACGGATGGCAAATGATCCTGGGTAGTCTATCTTGCCCGTCCAACTTGTGCCTTGATAGTAGCAGAACCACTGCCATACCTGTTCTTCTACCAGTTCTAGGCTGTCTGCCTTTTCTGAGAGTCGTGCATTCAACAGTTGGAACTCTTGTTCTTGTGCCACACCACTCATGCGACGGCTTTCAGTGGCACGTATTGATCCTGTGTTGGCTATCCTGTCTATGATGCTGGAATAGTGTTCTATAGCAGTGAATATCTGATTGACATCAGTGCTCACACTCAATATGAATGGCTTGAGTCCAGGATCTAGATTGTCTTCCATCTGTATGATAGCACCAGCACCTGCGGCAGCTTCTGTGCCCGCGGTCTTACAGAGTGCAGGGTGCCCATTGATGCGTATGCTTTGTTCTACTTCTGAAGTCATATTGTAGATAAAACGCTGTGCATCTGCGATGTCTGAAATGTCTGATATGCCAATGCTTCTCACTGGTGATTTCTGATTGTAGGCACACACAGCAGGTATCTCACCTAGAGGATTGGGTTCCGTAATCTGTGATTTGATGGTCTTGTTCACATGATCTACCACTGTGGTCTTGACTTCTGTTTCAAACCATTCTTTAATGGTAGAAGTAGAGTCATTGGCATCTTCTATGTATTTGAGGTAGGTGAGATTGTAGCGGCCATTGGCTTGACGATTCCAAGTCCAATCTGTGACCAGTAAAGGTGTGATCAGATTCACATAGGGTCTCACGCCCAACTGCTGTTCATCACCTTTGGTTTCTGCACCCACATTGGGTTTCACAATCAAGATCCATACTGAGCCAAATACAGCTGACCACACAGCAACTTCTTTCATGAATGCGTCCCAACTGCGTCCTTCAAGATCCGCGTCTTCTAGAAACTCCTGTAGAACAGGATCATATTCTATTGAGCCAAATTCTCTGTGAGGTGGCTCACGAAATAGAAAACTTGTATAACTTGAGATCACTGATTTGCAGTGGTTCTCTAGGGGTGTGCTACGCACTCTGGCAGCATATTCACCAGCAGTCTCATTGACATATTTGGTGAGATGCAGGCCTCTAGCGTATTCTTCACCACCCATATATGATTCCAACAAGAAGTTCCAACGCTGTTCATTGCGTGTCCATAGTCTGTTGGTAGTGGTTATGTTTAGGTATTGTTCAATCAGTGTTTGATTCATTTGGTATCCTTGTTAGGCACTTATGCCGTGTAGCCATCTTTTGGGTGCATAAGGGTCATGAGCACGTTCACGCTTGATAGGCCATATGTAATCTATTGCATAACCTAGTGCGTCATTCATGTGATCAAACTCACCCTTGTCTGGCACGGCATTTGATCCTTCTTTATAGACCTGACGTTCTAGACATTGTATGACATATTTACACTTAGGGCTTATGAATAGCTGTCTAACGCCTGCCGCTGAACATAATCTGGCGTTGACTGCGTTTATTCTATCTCTGACTGGGGTATGACTGCGGGGTGCTTTGACGATGAATCCTGCATTGGCAAGTATGTCGTGATCACTGCGTCCGTTGCTCTTAGTAGAGCGGGCACTGCCTGCTGGGTCAGGGTAGACCCAGATCTTACTCTTTGGGTATCTACTCTTAATTTCACTTGAGAGTTCATCAGTATTGCTGGAATAGAGTTGGATTTCATCAATGACATAGAATGTTTCTCCCTGGCGCACACCCACTACTGCACATAGTGGACTAATATTGAAGTCAGTCCCAATGTAGAGCGTGTCAGTGTTTAGATATTCTGGTTCTTTTACATTCAGTTTGCGATCAAATGCATAGTAGATCTGACCTGCTGATTCTTCCCAAGTGGCCATATATTCCTGACGGAACATCTTGTCTGGCATATCCTGCTTGGCAGCTTCTATCTCTTCTGGTAATACTCTGCCACCATCAAGAGTTGAGTAGGTCCATGATTGCCAACTATCAGGGTTCTTGATGTCCGCTGAGTAGATGTCATAGGCCCAAGAACTACGACCACCCTTAGGTGTGCCAATAAAGAAAGCATGACCCTGTGTATCACTTAGTGTAGGTCTAACCACTGTCCATACTTCTGGATCCATATCAGCGAACTCATCAAACACACAGAAGTTCACTGAGAATCCACGCATACGATCATAGGCATCTGCTGATTTAACTGTGATCTCACTGCCATTGACTAGAGTGATTGTGAGTTCTGATTCATTGGTTTTAGCCACCCAATTCAAACGGCTTAGGCGATCTTTAAGTTCTTCCCATACGATGCCTTTGCCCTGCATACGAGTAGGTGCAATATACCAACAGACTGAATTGGGGAAACGGGCAAAGCGAGCCAGTTCACGTATGGCTAGATAAGTTTTTCCAAACCTCCTCCCACAAATTGCAGTCCTAAATCTTTTGGTTGATTTGGCAATAGACTCTTGTGCTGGACTAAGCGGCACTGAACAAGTCCTCAAAGTTATTGTCAGCCGCGTCTTGTTTAACCCACGCCGCAATACGTTTTAGACTGATCTCAACATAGGCAGGATCTAGTTCACAGCCAATGTATTCATGTCCCAGTTCAACTGCCGCACAGCCAGTTGAGCCTGAACCGTTAAATGGGTCAAGCACCGTGCCACCTGGTGGTGTGACCAACTTGATCAGATACTTCATAAGTTCAATGGGTTTGACTGTGGGGTGATTGTTTGTCCCAGCAGGTTGTTCTGCTATCTTTTTAGGACCTGATACTTTTGGATCCATCCACATACTTTCGCCTTCTCCAAATACGGTTCCATCTTCGTGGCGAGGGCGTTCAAACATAGGTCCTGGATCTATACATCCAATGTGTCGTTCTCTGCGGCTGACTTTGGGGCAGTAGAAATACTTTTGGTAGAGTGGGATCTCACCTACAACATTGGACGGGAAGCGTCCTTGTGGTTTGTAGCCACTGATGTCCTTCATTTGATCAACAAGTTGAGCAGCACCGTGCCCCACTGATCCATCTAGTTTGGCATATTCGGCCATACCAGCATTTACTCTATCCCAGTTGCCTTGGAATGACTCCATCTCGTCTTCTGCTACTTCTACACGACAGGCATCAATGTTTAAAGCACCCACACCGTGTGTTTGACAGTTGCGGGCTATGGATAACTTGATGGGCTTGCGGGCCAGAGCAATGGGTTCGTGTGCTGGCTTGAGTTGTGTGCCCCAACCTGACCAAATTTTGCCATCTTCTGTTTGGTAAGCATACTTTAGCCCGCAGGGATTTTTATCGCAATCATTGGCCGTGTTTCCGTTGAGACCTTTATTACAAATCTTACATCTCACATAAGTGCTTTC